CTCTTGATGGTGGCAATCTGTAGAGCTCCAGCTGCCCCCACTAAAGCAGCATTAATAAAATTTAGTGGTGGTGGAGCATCCAGTGCTTTGATTACGGCTACTGCAGTATTTGCAGTGGCTTGAGCAATTCTGATGGCCTGACCTCTCCTGGCTGCTCTTTTCTCATCCTGGACTGCTTTCTCTCTGAGAGTGTCTTTTGTCCTGGCAAATCTTGTCTCAGCCTCAGCAGTCAGTCTGAGTCCCTGCTCAGTGAGCTCTCCTCCTACTGAGTTTCTCCTCTTGATTGATGCAATCTCATTCTCAAATATTGTATTTTCATTGTCTAGATGGTGCTCTAGTTTCTGATCAATCTGCTGCTTTTCCATATTGAATAGAGCATCAGCCACTTTCCCCATATTATTAAATAATTCTTGAGCCTTGCCCAGCTTGTGCTGCAATTCATCATCTGCAATCTTTTTTCTTTTCTCTGCCTCCAGTTTGTCCAGCTCAGTTTTTGATGCACCAGCGGCCTCCCATGCTTCAAGGTCCTCCTCTAGTAATTTTCTCCTGAGTTCAAACTCCTCAGTGGTCAATGCTTTGAATAGTTCTGAGAATTCCTTGATATCTTGCTTTTTCTTCTCCTCAGCCTTTTGGAATTCAGATGCAGTCTGGATCTTTTTGACCATCTGATCTGCCTCAGTCTGAGCAGCTGTCACAGCTGCAGCATGAGCCTTGGCCTCAGCCTCCTCTACATCTTTGATCTTTTTCTTGAGTTCCTCCTGCTTGGCCAGCAGATCCTTGTATCCTGTGGAGAGACCTTTGACTTTGTCCCACCAGCGAGCAAAGCTAGTATCCACTCTGTCCACCCAGGCCACATCCTCCTTGGCAGTCCTGAGCTCATCATTGACAGCCTCAAGCTCTCTCTCCAGTGCCTGGATGGGAGAGTCCTCCATGAGACCACTCCATCTGAGAAAGTTATTGATCCAGGCAATAATGGCAGGGAGTCCATCAGTGAGATTCTTTGTGAGTGTGGTGATCTGTGGAGCCAGTGTGAGGACTGCTGTGGTCAGCTGAGTGCTGATCACTCTGCCCATAATTGTGAATTGATCCTTGGCAGCCTCTGCTCCCCTGAGCAGATCCTCATCAATGATGATGCCCAGCTTGTGAGCTTGGACTCTATACTCATCTAGTCCAATAGATCCCTTCCTGAGCATATTGACTAGTGCTGCTCCCTCTGAATCAAAGGCCTTGAAAGAGATCCTCAGCTGCTCCTGCTCTGATTCAGCATTCATGATCACATCAGCTAGATCATCCAGGATATCTGTGGATTGTCTGGTCTGACCATTGGCATCCCTGACAGCTATGCCATAAAAGTCCAGAGTCCCTCTGAGCTCACCCACTCCCTGAGCTGCCTCAGCTGCTCTCCGGACAAATCTCTGCATCCCCATGTCCAGAGCAGACTGCTCTACTCCAGCCAGCTGTGCTGCAAATCTATATTCCTGGAGTGCATCAGTAGAGATCCCAATCTTGTCAGCCACTTTGACTGTCTTATCAGCAATATCAATAGATCTCTTGATCAGCAGACCCAGAGCACCTGGTCCAGCTACTGCCAGGACTCCAGCCTTGAGGCCTCCCAATGATTTGGTGAATGATTTGCCTGATTTGCTGGCCAGGTCAAATCCTTTTTTGATTCCTGATGAGGATGTCTTTGCAGAGGATCTGGCCTTTGCCATATCTGCTGCAAATCTGGCTGAGCTCGCTGCCAGGGATACGAATAGACCACCTACTTTTTGAGCCATTAGTCTTTGTCCTCTTTTCGTAGATCTGAGCCACCATATGCAGCTGTGAGCATTTCAGCAATCCGGATCATATCTGATGGCTTTTGTGGTTCTTTTTTTACCAGATTCATCTTGCTCATCAGTGTGTCCCAGTTTGGCATTTTTTTGGCTCTGGTCCAGTTTGCTATGTGGTAAGCTGACCAGACCTGATTCATTCTATCTCTTTTTAGATCCTCACTGAATCCCTCTACTTTTGCCTGCAGCCAGATCTTTGTCTGATATGGAGTGAGTCTCCTGAATTCTCCAGGAGACATCCCATATCTATAGCATCTCAGCTGGGCTGATTCCACCAGTCCCAGAGGATTCTTTTCAGGAATCTCCGGACTGGCCTCTTGGGGTCCAGGCTGGGATCTCCCATGGTTGTCCCATACCAGGCCACTGTCATGGCCTGCTGGATTCCCTGAGCCACTGGGATGATGGGAGGAGACATTTTCATGATCAATCCAGGTGGGAATTTTCCTGGGTGGTGGAGCTCTAGTCCAATGGATAAGACTTTGGCCAGTACCTCAAGATTGGGAGTGAGGCCTGCATCTGTGATCTGAGAGTCAAAATCCTCTCCCAGCTCAGAGACCAGCATCATCACTGCATCCCAATCATAGCACAAAGTCAAAGACTGATCCATCAGCTTGAGATCAATATTCCCTGTGAATTGATTATTCATTAGGCCAGCGTTGGCTCGCCACTGATTTTCAGAGTGACTGATGCAGTCATCCGGTCCTCAATTGGCACTGTGGGCTCAAAGCTAGTGATCAGACATGGAAAGCTCCATTCAGTCCCAGCAGTATTTGGAAAGACCATCTCAAAATTGACAGCAGCTCTCCCCACCATTTTTGAGATCAGTCCAGTGGTCTCATCCTGGGTCCCATCAGATGGGAGAAAAGCCAGATCCACTGACAGCTCACCAGCATCCAGCAGTCCTGCAATATATGTTTTCCAGGCATTTGTTGAGGTGGCATGAGTAGTGTCCACTGCCTCCATTGATAGCCCAGGTCCACTGATTCCAAGTACCTCAGCCAGTGCTGTGAATACCTCTGGAGTGGCAGCATTGCCCATCTTTAATAGTACACCATATCCAATATCAGCCATGATTCTCTCCTTTGTTTTTTATCATGATTTATACTTTGTATTTCATATCGTATTCCAGGAGTCTCCTGTGATTCTCAGTCTCTGAATCATAGAGATCTTTCCGATTTTTCAGGAATGATCCCTGGATAGTTTCTGCTCCAGCTGCTCCCTTGAATCCACTCAGGAGAGCATTGACAATATTGCCCAGTGCAATTGATGCATCCAGTGTGGCTGCATAGCAATCAATCTGGAATCTGACAGGGATGAGATCCAATGCTCCAGTGGCAGAATACTCATCCTCTCCAGTGATATTAGTGATCACAATTGCTGGCACTGTGGGCTTTTGTGGCAGCTGGACTCCATAGATCCTCAGTCCAGTGACATCAGTGATGGCAGTAGTGGCCTCCATTAGTGTGACAAGTCCTGCCTCAATCATATTCCTAGAGCCTTTTTGCCAGCTTTGGAGAGCTTGCCACTATAGGTCTGCTTGAGCAGTCGCTTGGCATATCTCTCAATTGTGATGAATGTATCACCTATAAAATTTGCTCTGACTTTCTCTTTGGTCCGGTCCCAGCCAGTCCTCATGAATGGAGTGGCCTTGACTCCCTTGGATGTCTTGATGGGATGAGCCAGTCCTGGACCACTCATCACACTGGGATCATGAGCCTGCAGCTCAATCACTTTCCCCTTTGGTCCATAGACTCCAGTCCCATACTCCCAGAGATATGCCCACCAGTGATCTGGATCTGGTCCTATTGATAGTGCTGGGACTTTAGTGCTGGGGATGACTCTGATCTTGATTGATGAGGCCATGCTTTCAGAGATCCCTCTGGCTCCAGCTTGAATGGCTTTGAGTGCTGGCTTTCCAGATCTCCTGAGTCCACTTTTGAGCTGAGCTCTCCCCACTGATTTAGGCATTGAGTCAAAGACTCTCATGAGTTCCTTGCCTCCCTCAGTATCAAATTGAAAATAGGAATCATTCTTTCCCATCAGGCCACATTCCTCTTGGCTCTGATCATGGTGGCCACTCCTCTCCGGACTGGAGAGACATACTCAATATCATAGACATCCCCATCATAGAGGATTCTGTGGAGTGGAGTGATGTCAGATCTGGATCTGACTTTAAAATTTGTCATGTCCTGAGCTAGTTCCTGCTGATCATTCTCTTTCTCAGATCCTGTCAGTGGGATGACTTGAGCCCAGACTGTGGCCAGCTCACTCCAGCTGGCAATCATGTCTCCTGCTCCTGACTTTGTGGGAGTATTCACCTGGATCTCAATCCTGGCATCTAGATCACCTATTCTCACACTACCTCCATGATATCTACATGAGGGAAAGAATCCAGAGCAGAGTCTGGAGTGGCATTGAATACTTTTATCTCTAAGGCCTCCAGTGGCTCCAGGAGGCTGTCAAATGATTTCAGCATGTGCTCATATCTATCAGGGATTGATCTTGCTGGTGAGTATCCTGGGAATGAGTTCTGACCATCCACTGACTGCATATCATATCCCAGGAGGACTATTCTCTTGGCTCCCAGGTGGACTGCTAAATTGATTGCAGCATATCCAGAATTATTTCCATGTCTGAGAGCAGTCCGGTCATCTTCAAGTCCCAGCTCTCCAGTGCATTGCATGAATCTGACCTTGGCTGGATCTACTTTGTGATATTGATAGAATTGCTTGTCATTCTCAGTATCCCAGGCCAGGCCTATTCTCACTCCACAATATTCAGGGAGCTCATCAGCATAGTGTCTCCAGAATGCAGCATCAGTGGCATAGAGCACATCTGCCCAGGGAGCCATCAGATAGGATGCATTCACAGCAATCACTCTGGCATTGCCTTGGATGTGATTGATCTGCTTTTCAGATAGACTAGGTCCACATCCCAGGATGACAAAAGTATCCTCTGTCCAGATGGGAGGGACTGAATAGAGCTTGATGGAATCCCTTGTCAGCATGTAGTGACCTGATGTGATGCCTTGAGCCAGGAGTAGGCCTTTGGGACTGTGCTGGTGATAGTTCCAATGACTACATCCTCTCTATTCTCATACCAGTGTCCTATCAGCATGAGCATGGCTCTGATGAGATCCTTTGGGACATCTGTCCCAGCATCCCCATATCCAGCCACATATCTGATCTTGACTGCTCCGGTCACTGCTATGGCCACAGGATATGAGTATCCATAGGCTGGAGTGATCCTGGCAGGCTTTGAGGCTAAGTCCATCCGATATTCAGAGGAGTCCCAGGTGATATCCACTCCATCAGAATCCACATAGATGATGCTGGTGATAGACTGCAGCAGTGGTCTCTTGAGTTTGATTGGACTGCCATCCATAGGAAAGCAATCCAGACCCATCTCCAAGGTCTGAGTGATGATGGCCAGGCCAGCATCTATCTCCAGCCTCTGCCTGGCAGCAGTGATCAGAGCTGTGATATAGTCATCATCAGCAGTGACATCTACTTTCAGATGAGCCTTGGCCTCCACTAGAGATATAGGCTCCACACTGGGAGCCTCGATCTCGATCAGACTAAAGTGACTCATCTATTTCCCAGGAGGAGGAGTAGACTTTGCTGCTGGTTTGGCAGCTGGTTTGGCAGCTGGAGCCTCAGCTGTCTCAGGTGCTTTGGGAGCTGCTGCAGTTTCCAGCTTGGAGACATCATCTTTGGCCTGGACCAAATTCTTTTTCCGGTCATCCAGATCTGATTCCTCAGACTTGACTGACACTAGACCCTCAGCCAGATCTTTCTTTCTGGATTCCAGATCTGACTCCTGCTCCTCAATGGACTTGAGTCCCTCAGAGATCTCCTCTTTCCTGGAGTCCAGTGCTGCCTCCTGGATCTTGAGCTCATCATCCTTTTTCTGGATCTCAGCTGCTCTGGCCAGAGATGCTGAGTCATCAGCCTCTTGAGCTTTTTTGTCCAGCTTTGCCTGAGCCTCTGGGCTGATATACTTTTTGGCATACTTTCCCTCAATGAGCTGCTCAGCTTCCACATGAGAGCATTGATCTGGGACATTGAGGACCTTGCCTGCATTCCACGTTTTCTGTGGTCCTGCCAGCAGTGTCATCATAATTATTTGATATTTAGATTTTGCCATGAATCACTCCATCACTATGGTGAATGTTCCTGATTTAGTGTCACCAGCTTGAGCAATGAGGACTTTCACCCTATCCTCTGCTGCATTGATATGATTGACCATAGATCCCCCACCTGGCACAGTGGCAAGTCCATTGCCATCCTCATCATGGATGAGCTGCCTGGGAGCTTTGGTCTTTGATGCTGTGACATTTGATTCTGTCCAGATATTCTGTCCAGTGGCCTCCAGAGTCACTGTGATATCCACAGTGTCCTCAAAGTCATCTTTGTCATAGATCACATTTGAGATCTTGCCATTGATGACTGGAGTGTATCCTACAGCATCACCAGATGAGTCTGAGGTGAGCTGGATGATATGTCTCTCAATATAGGTCATATGACCTCCTATGAGGTGGCAGTCATGCCCAGGCTCTCAAGTACCACTAGGATGGCTTTGATTGCTATGACATTTGTGGCCTCATTTGTGGGATCTGCAATGTGACTGGCCTGGGTTCCACTATTGGGCTGGATCTCTCCACCAGTTTCCACTTTGATTGCACCACCACTGGCTATGACCTGACGATCACCACCATTATCCCGATATACTTTTGGCTGATATTCTGACATAGTATTGTCCTCCGTTGGTTGCAATAGAGAGGTGGCTATGACTCCACCTCTCTATCTATCCATTGATTGGAACGAATTGATTTAAGCAGTACCCTCAGCAGGAGATACATGGAGCTCTCCATTGACTCCGGTCCCTTGAGACTCTGGAGCTTTTTTGCCATTATACTGCATGTATAATCCATCTGAGACCACTGCATCAGCAGTCCCTCTGGTCACTACAATCCGGACATATCGCTTGGATGGTTTGACCAGGTCCAGGAGAAATGTCTCATTATCATCATCAGCAGCAATTGTCTGAGATGTGGCCAAGAGATCAGCTGCATCTGAGAGATCTGATTCATCTCCCTGCTGGGCCTTGATTGATGTGACAGCAGTGGCAGTGATCACTCCCATCCTGATGAGCATCAGGACTGACTCAAAGCCAGCCATGTCCAAGGTGGTTCCATTGATTGCTGTCTGAGCAGCTACTCCAGCAGCTGGAGTGACAGCTGTGCTGACTTTTGCATTTTTAATCATGTTTTGCATAGTGTTTATTCCTCTTTGGTTGCAGCAGGGAGAGTGGCTATGGCTCCACCCTCCCCACCTATCTGATTAATCAGAAAGATATTTATCCCAGAGTTACTCTGGCAAAGGCCTCCTCAAGCACAGGCATTCCATCCAGCTCAGCCTCACCAATGAATCCCACTTGGCCAGTCTTAGCATAGAGCTCATTGAGCCTCTGGATCTCAAAGGCCAGGGAGTCTGCTATCCAATACTTGGACCAGTCACCCAGGATACCCACATAGAGTCCAGTTGTGAAAGTAGCTGGAGCATACTCACTCTGGTGGACAGGATTGCCCAGCAGCATATCAGGATCACCCACTTTTTTGGATGGTTCCCAGATATATTGACCATTGCCATCTTTGAGCTTAGCAATCTGCTTGACTCCGGTCCGGTTGAATAGCCATTGAGCTACTTGCTGATATTGAGCTTTCAGACCATACTTGGCCTCAATCAGACCATCAAGGCGGATCTCTGTGGTAGTGTTACCAGTTGAGAAGTCCCTGCCAGTGGAGATTCCATCAGATGATGCTGTGAATACTCCAAGAGGCTGCTGATTGCCATTACCAGTGAGAAAGCCTTTTTCCTCAGTGATTCCGAATTTGTAGGCCAGTCGCTCAATGATGAGCTGCTCTGCTGGGATGGCAGAGAGCCGGAGTAGTTTTTTGGAGATGATAATCTCTTTGGCCAGCTTGTGAGGAGTCAGGGATCTCTTGCCCACTGACATGGTGGAATCACGTTGCACAGTACCCACCTCAGCTGTCCAGTCTGCATCAGATGGATCATTGTCCATGGAGACCGCTCCCATGGATGCTGATTCATTGAGAGTGAATTTTGTGGCCAGCTGCCTGACAAAAGTCTGATCATCTACTGCCTTGATCAGCTGACTGACAAATTGTTCTGGTGGGACCAGATATCCAGCTTGGATATCATTGTCAGACTGGAGGGATCTCAATTCCTCACCCATGTCCCTGACTTGACCACTGACCAGAAAGCCTCTGAATTGAGTCAGCTGAGCAGCTGCTCTCTGAGCCTCTGGTGATCCTTTGTCAGCAATGGAGAGAATGTCCTCAATAGACTGGACCTGATTTGCAAGGGATCTCTCAGCATCTCTCTGTCTGACAGCCACATCAATCTGATCCTGGATGTCATCTGCCTCATCCATGAGAGCATCAAATTTGCCTCTCTCCTCATTTGTCAATTTTCTTTCTTCGATCTCAGCCAGGTTAGTGATGGCTCTAGCATCAGTCTCAATCAGCTGGACTCGCTTTTTTTGCAGTTTCTTTAGGTCTAACATTGTTTAGATCTCCTTTGTTTTTGACCTGTTTTTATTATTTGCGCTTTGCTAGATCTAGCCTGCGCTGCAATATATCAATCTCCCAATTGTCCTCTGGGATCTCAGGATTTTCTCTTTGCTCCTCAATCCAGTCATTCAGGGATCTGGCTGAGGTGGTAGTGTCATTGTAGACTGGACTTGTGACTGGTCCCATCTCAAAGCACTTGAGCTCCAAGAGTGTCCGGACTACTACCTCACCATCATCAGAATACTCCCATTGATCCTTGATAGTCTGGAAAGTGAATGAGCTCCCCTTGACATCTCCTCTATCTATCATCACTGGGAGATCTCTACCAATTTGAGTGTCTGGAGCTATGACACTATAAAAGGCTCCAATGGAGTCCTCAGTGATCTCCAGAGTCCCAGCTGATTTCCTGCCCAGCAGGAGGCTCCGGTCATGATTGAATGCACATATGATATCATCATTGGCAATTGTGTTGGTGAATGCTCCTGGAGCAATTCTTTCAGTGAACCAGAGACCCTCAGAGTCTTTATTGAAAACAGCACCATATCCCTCAATATGTCTGGGCTGGCCATCCTCACCTCCATTCATCCGGATCTCTTGACTGGGGAGCAGCATTCTCTCTCTCTGGTCCTGTGGTAGAGATCTCTGATGCTGTGCCTTGATAGCCTCCAGCCTCTCCTCTTTTCCCAATTTCATCAGATCAATCTTTGCCATTATTGTCTCCATCCTCTTTGAATATTTCACTTATTTGATCATGTGGGAGCTGCTGGAATAGTGCTCTCATTCCCAGCATTCTCACTTGTTTGACTTCCTCATTTGTGAGCTTTCTCATCTCATCAGCATTCACCATATTCAGTGGCTGGAGATAGACATCTCCCTGATCACCAATCCCATTCATATTCTCAATCTTGAGGATGTCATTGACTGATAGCCACCCCCACATCCTAGCTAGTGAATAGGCTGCATATCTTGATTTTAGGTCACCTCTCAGCAGTGCATCCACTTTAAATTCTGCAAAGAATCTGAGCTTATCAGTGCTGTCCAGGAGGTCTCTTGTGATAGCCTGCTCCCATTTGACTAGCCAGGGAGTGAGTGAGAATATGACAAAGTCCAGGGACTGCTGCTCAATATTATTGAAAGTAGCTCTCTCCAGATCCCCAATCATGTGAGGTGGGACTCTGAATATCCTGGCAATATCTGTGACTTGAAATTTTCTGGTCTCTAAAAATTGTGCATTTTCCGGAGTGATAGAGAGCTCATGGATCTTGAGACCCTCCTCAAGTATAGCATGTTTATGGGATCTGTTGACTCCCTTGTGCTCATCATTCCAGCTCTCATTGATATTCTGCTTTCCCTTGTCTCCAAGTGACCCAGGATATTCAAAGACAAAGCTGGGAGTGGCATCATTTCTATAGAATCTGGCTCCATACTTTTCAGCTCCCAGACTCAATCCAATGGTCCTCATGTGGTTTGCAATTGGGTCCAGACCAGACAATCCATCCACAGTGAAAAACATGATTTGCAGCATCTCATCAGCCAGGATGATTCTAGATCCTCCGGACAATGGATAGTATCTATAGGCCTTGACTCCATCTCTCACCCAGAATGGCTGGACTCTATCAGGATGCCTGGGGATGATCTGGTCCACTTCTCCTCTATTGTTGAATATGATCTCACCATAGGCATTGCCTCTGAGGAGTACATGGGCCATCATCATCTGCTTGAATTCATATGGAGTCTGGAAATTGTTTGGACTGCTGTGGATGATTGTGAATAGTGGATGATCTGATGCTTTGATCTTTCCATCATCAGATCTCTGATAGAGAAAGATTGGGAGACTGGCCACTGTCTCAGCCAGGAGACCCACTGCTGAGGACACTGCTGATACTTGCATTGATGTCTCAGCTGTCACCTGGAGTCCAGTGTCAGGATCTGCTCCACCCCAAAAGTGGCCCCATCCTGGAGAGCTGATTAATTGTGAATATTTTCTGGCTCTCTTGAGTGGTGAGACTAATGAGCTCAGTGTGGATCTGACTATATGGCTGGCCATATTACCCACTGAGCCTCTCTTGATTATACTGATTGGATACCCCTTTCCTCATAGACTGAGGGACCAGATGGAGCATTGTCCTTGGAGATTGCTCTGCCAAGTGCCATCACTGTGGCCACTACTCCATCAATTTTCTCTGGTGATTTCTCTTTGTCTGGTTTGATGTTGCCAGCAGGATCTGACCTGGTGGCCACATTGGATATCATCCACTTCATGACTGGATTGCCATCATGCCTGAGCTTTTTAGTGAGGATCAGAGTCTCTAGTTCTTTTGATGGTCCGGACATGGAGGCAAAGCCTTGGCCATATGGGATCACATTGAGACCATCCTCCTGCAGCTCTGACATCAGATAGGATGCATTCCATCTATCAAAAGCTAACTCCTGGAGAGGCACAATCAGACCCAGCTGCTCTAGATCTTTTCTGATATATTTCTGGTCCACTACATTCCCAGGAGTCAGCTGCAGCCATCCGGATCTAGACCAGGCTATATAGTTTCCTTGAGACTTCTCATCTCTTTCTGCAATATTGTCCTCTGGCATATAGAATCTGGGGATCAGTTTCCAAGTATCATCCTCAGCCAGTGGTGGCCATAAGAGAGCCAGAGCTGTGATATCTCTTGTGCTTGAGAGATCCAGTGCTGCATAGCATGAGACCCCTCTCATGTCATCCAGCTCCAGGATTGAATCCAATGCCTCCCAATCCTCTACTGATAGCCATCTATTCTCCTGCTCAGTCCACTGATTCAGGTGGAGTCTCCTGAATGCATTCTGTCTGGCTGGAATCCTTTTGGCTTTCTCACATTCTGAAAATAGATACTCAGGATTGACTGTCACTCCATAGCCTGGATTGCAGGCCTCCCAGACCACAGGATCTGTCCAGTCTGCATCATCCGGAGCAGCATAGATCACTCCATAGAATTCATCATCCTGGATGGCTCCACTGATCACTTGCTTTGCATAGTCATGGTATTCATAGCAGATGGTGGTCCGGTCATGTCCTGCAGTGGTGAAAAAGATTGTCAAAGGCTGCTCTCTGGCAGAGGTGGCTCCAATGAGAGTGTCATGGAGCTCTCTATTTTGTTGGACATGGAGCTCATCAAATAAGAGTCCAGAGATATTGAATCCATGCTTAGTCTTTGGAGCTGAATTCATGACCTTGAATAGAGATCTAGTCCCAGCCACATAGATGGAATCCTTGAAAGATTCAGTCCTGCCAGATAACTCTGGAGACTCCTCCACCATGTCCTTGGATAGATCAAATATGATTTTGGCCTGATCTTTGTCACCAGCCACAGAATAGACCTGAGCTCCAGGCTCTCTATCAGCCATGGTCAGATAGAGTCCCAGCCCAGATGCAAAGGCTGATTTTCCATTCTTTTTGGGGATCTCTAGATAGGCCACTCTATATCTCCTGGTGTGATCTTTCTTTCTTTTCATTCCAAAAACATTATTGACAAAATCAATCTGATATGGCATCAGCTCAAATGGTTTGCCAGCCCATTTCCCTACTGTATGCTGGAGCAGCTGCTCAAAGAATGTGATGACCTTGGCTGCTGCTTTTTCATCATAATAATATAGTGACTCATTGGAGCTCATGCATCTCCGGACTGGCCAGGAGTATATCCATTCCCACCATCCATATCACTGAGGATCTCATCCATTGCAGTGGCTGGTCTGGGAGCAGGCTTGTGTGGTGGTGGTGGTCCAGTTTGGTCAGTCTCAGCTGGGAGCTGTGGTCTATCTATCAGAGTGGTCATGACTCTCAGCTTTGTCCTGGCTGATGGAGTCAATCCAAATTCTGCATAGAATACTTTCATCTGCTCCAGGCTTTTATTTGCTATATTTAGCCAGGGATTCTGCTGTAGATATCCCATTGAATTTATTACAATTAGCTCACCATGTCTCCTGACTTTCAGCTCGGCTTTTCTCCACCTGTCATAGACTTGACAGTATGAGGCAATAGAGGCCATGTCCAGCTGGGACAATAGTCCTAGAGTGAGGAGGAGTGGAGTGATTCTTTTCCACTCTCTTTTTGCATATGGTGATAGATGATTTGGACACTTTGGAGCAATGATGGCTGGCCTTGGCTCATCAGGAGATATGGCTTTCCTGCCTGGATTCCCCTGGTCAATTCTCAGCTGGGTGGGTTTGGGATGTCTACCCATTTGGAGCTCTGGGAGCTATAGGGGAGCCCCCCCTCAGAGATTTCGTGCAAAAAAAATTGACGT